GGTAGCAGCACTCATAGCCTCTTGCCTAGCGCTATCCTGGCGTTCTGCGTTCAGCTTATACATAGCCCTGTACGCACCAGAATTAGGATCTAACCCTCGGTCTGCTGCCGACTGAGAGAACTCATCATTCTGCCTAGCAAACTCTGCTTGGTTACGTCTTTGGAAACGGTTGTAAACATTGTCGTAAGCAGCATCCATTTGAGACTCAAAAGAGCCTGGATTAAACTCAGTTACGTCTCCTGCCATGTCGTAAATAACTTGGCCCGCTCCTGTATTAACAAGCTCATCCTGCTTTGGTAGTTCTTGCTGATTAAAGTAAGTGTCTGTAGGCGGTCCTAACGCGGAACCTGCGGGGTTCTCTGCCCCTGGAGGTATCACATCTGGAGGTGTAGTGCCTGGTGGCGTTACCCCACCTGGAACCCACTGCTGCCACTTTAAGCCGTACTTGCCGCCAACATCTTGCAATATCTTGTAGTTTCTATCGTAGGCTTCAGTGCCTGGTTGCAGTTTAGCTATTCTCTTTTGTGCATCTTTGTAGCGATCCATTAACCTAGGATCTCTAGCTGCGGATTTGGCCTTTGGCGCTGGTTTAGTTGCTGGTGGATTCTTTCTTTTATCTGATGCTGGCATAATTATACCTGACCGCCTAAATCAAATCGAATTTCAAAACTAAGTATGTCACAAGGAGAGCCTTTAATGGACCCTCCAAAACGAATAGCTGCGCTATGTCCTTGCCCCTTAACCGCAAACCTATCAAAGATATACTCTACGTCTGAGGACCACGGCGATCCCCAAGGGCTCCCCCATGCTGTAAACGTACCAGCCCCAGTTGTTGCTGTTGTTACTGTAGCTTGGCGCTTAAAATCAGTATCAAGACCTAAGTTTAGCGTAAGTCCCCGCTTAGACTTTAAAATAGGTCTAATATCTTTAAACGCCTTATAACTACCACGCTGCTCAAAGAAGCTAAAAGCACTCCTAGAGCTAAAGGTCATAGCCTGTCCCGATGACGTGCTACTCGCCGCCTCCGCAAGCCCCGTTTCCCCTTTATACACTATTCCAGTAGCCGATGCGTACAATGGAAGATTGCTAAAAACACAGCTAGATAAAGCATGTCCATTGTCATAGAGCTGAAACTTAGTCCATCCTTTAGTGTCTAAGCTGTAGACAAGAAAATACGATGTTATTCCTGTTACTGGAATAGTAACATACACACGCCTACCGCCCGCCCATAGAAAGCCGCTCCATGCTGAGCTAAAAGGAATTGCTGCTGCTGCTGTTGCAATTAGGGGATTAACCTTATCGCTAACTAACCTAACTGCTTGCTGCGGATCTGTCTGGAATAACGAAGATACTGGAATAATACCCTGTTGGGTTAGTATCCAAATATCTTGATTAACCCTGATAAAAGCCCTAAATCCTAGTGGACGGCCAATAACAAACCTTGCTGTAATTGACCAGTTTGCAACGTCTGCTGGAGACGATCCTAGATAAAATACAATCTCACCCTCTGAGCTACACGCAAAAAGCAAGTCTTGCGCTGTAGTGCCTGTTTGATTGGAATAGCTTCCAACATGCAGCAAGTAACCGCCTTGCTTCATAACATATTGAAAATCGTTAGATGTAAGAGCTGGAATTCCCGTAGCTCCTGTGACTTGAACGCCACCATACCAGGCTACTAACGTGTTTTTTTCAACAAACCACAAGCGTTCCCTATAGCTTGATACGCTTACGAGGTTGGCAAGAGCAACTCCTGTAAAGGTAAGGTTTATTGCTATTCCTGTTCCTGTATATACCTGAGCAGAATCAACTCCATTGCAAAGATACATTTTATTGCTAAAAATTGTATCGTTAAAAGCAGAGCTGGTGTGAGGAACTGCTTTGGTAATGTTGGTAACAACACCACCGCTAGATATTGAGTACAGGTTAGTGCTATTGGCTACTATAAGCTGGCTAGTTCCATCGGCTAATGGCAGCTCCTTGGCAAACCCTAAAGGTGCAGACGATCCTGTATTTGCAAGCTGATAATAGCCTTTGCGAACACTAGGACCGCCTGCTCCTGGGAATACGTTTACCAACTCCAAGGCATACGAAGGGTCCATTTGGTCAATGGGAGTAACTAGATCCAAGCCACCTGATGGTGGTGGCATCGTAAAACTCTGTAGCGCCATGTTAAATTATTCTATTACCAGAATTTCCTCACTTTATTGAAGATTCTTTTATTAACGTCATACATAAGGTTTGGAGACTTTGCAAAGTCTGTCGCCGCCCGCCCTAAAGTAGAGCCAAAGCCACCGCCGCCGCCCTGGCCTTGCTGTAGCGCCCCTGCCGCTGCATACCCCGCACGAGCCGCCTCTTGCTGCTGGTTGTACTGCGCCATGTCCCGCGCCTGCTGCTGATCTGCCTGCTGTCGATTGCCGTACATTCCAGGAGACAACCGATACTGCCCTTGCTTGTTAGCAGTCATGTCTTGCTGCGGAGGCTGTGGGGCATTGTAAATTCCCAGGGTCGTGCCAGTAATTGGGATCATTGGTCCTTGCGTGTCAGGATACCGATACATTTTATCATTATAAGGATTGTTGTCGTATGGAACTGGAGTTCGACCCTCGTTATACTGCCTTTGAGCTTGTTCGCGAGATCCGTATACCCCAGGAGAAAGCCGAAACTGTCCTTGTGCATTGGGAGTCATATCTTCCTGCCGTCCCGTCATCCGATCCATCTCTCTCTGGTAGTCGGATTGCTGAAGCGGGCCTTGATTTTGCTGCTGCGGTGGCTGTGCGCCCGTAGTCAACCCCTTCTGCCAGTTTAGCCCGTACTTAGCGCCAGTTGTTTCAGCTATGGCCTTATTCCTAGCGTATGCCTCAGAATTAACGTCCATGCCTTTTGCGCGGTTAAGTGCCTCTTGGTATCGCCGCATTTCCATAGGATCTCTGCCTATAGACGCTCTGCCGCCGCCCGCTTTTGGATCCCTGCCCATTGCCCCTTTAGTTGCCATATTATTCCTTACGCTTTAGCCTTAGTCTTTCCATAAGCCTTCTCCAATGCCCCGCGCATTGTAGCAGACCCTCTTAATTTGCCTGTATCGTCTCTGTATAGTCCTGCTGAGACTCTTTGAACCTCTCCCTTCTTAGGTCGAACTAGCGCCATCTTATTTGCTACTGAAGCGCCTCCAGCTCCCGCAGCGCCTGCCCCACCAAGTAATTTAATAGCGCCGTTCATGTAACTGTCATATTGAAACTGACTAAGTTGGCTTTCTTCTTTTGCCTTATCTAATTGTTGCTTAAAGGCATCCATAGTAAAACCTTGCTGCCCCGCAAAATGTCGCATATTGGCCGCAGCTTTTTCTGGATCATCTCCTGCATTACTTACAGCCGCCTTAGCGTACATTACACCAACATTCCCGTTTTTTTTCCCCGTAAGCCCATAAGAAACCGCAAGCGCCTGCGACATTTCAAGCGCCTGACCCCACGAGTTTGGATTAGCGGCAACAACTTTATCCAGCTCTTTCCATTTTAAGGTAGAACCATCTTTGCCAAAATCATACCCTGACCCGTCGGCAAGAGTGCCTTGAAACTTGTCGTCTAGCACTCCTGCTTTTCTTAAAGACTTGCGAACGCCGTCGCGCAGCATTTGCTCCGTAGTTTTTTTAGAGCCAAAATACTTGGAAGCGGCATATCCTATTAACGCCCCTGCAACCATTCCAATAGGGCCAAGTGCCCCGCCTATAGCCATGCCTGCCGACAACCCAGCAGAAGCACCTCCAATGCCTGCCATGTTGTCTCTTCTAGCCCCTGCTCCCATGTTTCCTGTCATTTCGGCGGTTTTATACGCCCCGTAAGCTGCCGCTGCCCCTCCAAGGCCAGGAATAAGGTAATCAGGAGCCAAACTCGCTAGTTGAGTTTGCGCGGAAGCTCCCAATGCGCCAGAAGCTGCAAGCTGTGCTGCGCCAGAAGCTCCGTAAATTGCAGCTCCAGGTTTATCGCCGCCCTTGTATGCTTGATAAGCCGCAAAAAGCTGCGCCGCTCCCGCCGCTCCCTGCCCAACCTTCCCCCAGTCAACGTTACTCATAAACCCAGGATCGCTTAGCGCTTCTGGTGGTACTAGCTGCAACTTATCCCCTGCGAGCGCTGATGTTTGTTGCATCAACTCAGGATTTGCATAATCAAGAGTTGGACTAATGTCAGGTAAATTAGAGCCGCCAGAAAAAGCATTTACTGGACCCTGAATCGGTCCTCCCGATGTTGGAGCCGTTATAGAAGGGGCATCATACGTCCCTGGAAGACCCATAGACTTGTACCAATCAGGAGCGCCTGTTGGGAATTCTCTCATGCCCCAGCCCGTTAGCGCAGTTCCTGCAACTGCACCGCCAACCTGTCGAAGTTGAGCGCCTTGCTGTGCCCTAGCCGCAGCGTCTGCCTGCTCCTGCTTAGTCGGAGGCTTGCCAAATGCCTTGACCATCTCATCCCAAGCAACCTCCCTTGGCCAGCCGTTGCTAGTAAGCCATGCGTAATATAGTTCTTTGTTTGCTCGTGCTTGTGGAGGCGCTGCTTGTATCATATTTACCCATTCCCAAAAGAGACAATTCCGTTGTAAGCAAAGATATTGTTGCTTACTTGGCCGCCTGCATAAATATACTTACCTGGATTATCTTTACTAAAATCTTCGTTTAGCTGTAATTGGTATCTTGGCTTAATAGTATCTAACCCGTGGATCTCTCCAAACTTTTCCATTACCCCAAGCTCTAACGTCTGTTCGTTAAAAAGACTAACGTCAGTATCAGCTAAGAAGGTACTATAAGCACCACTGTAAAACGTCCATAAAACAGTTCCGTCTGTTACGGTTCCAGAAGTATGAGTTGGAGGCGTTGCTCCAGTAGTACCACCTAGAGTAGTCTGATAGTAATTGCCGTTATAAGAGCAATAAGACAATGCTAAGAATGAGGTTGCGGTTACCCACGTTCTAGGCCGAACCGCCCTATCTGCAATGTACTCAAAAATAATAATATCCCCAGAAGCTCCAGGCGTAGGCGATATTAACAACTCGCTATTGCTAACACCACGCAACTGAAAGCGCTGAAGAATAGTAGGATTAAGACCAAATCCACGCACTTCTGCATAAGCTTGCTCTGTCATTGGACCAAGCAACCTCCACCTAGTTGATGAGTTCCAAAATGTCTCGTAATGATAAGAAGAAAACGCTGCTGGTAATGCGTAAGTAGCCTGGCCTCCTACTAACGTAATAGAGCCTGAAGCAAATAACTTACGCCAAGGATACGCTGTTGCCATCTCTTGATTGATGCGCTGTGTAATAGCTAAAAGCTGCTTAGTAGTGGTTTCTACAGATGCAGTGATGTTGGACTCAACAGTGTATCCAGCTTCATTTGCAACATTGGTAACAACACTAAGCAGCGTCATAGTTATGCCTTTTTAGGTCGGCCTCGTTTGCGAGGAGCCTCGTCTTCAAGGATCTCCTCTCCAGAAAGTTCTTCAACGTCGTCTTCTACCTCGACAGATCGGATCACCTCCCTTCTAGCGGATCGTAAGCTAGTTCCCTCGTTCGCTTCAACCCTTTGCATTAAAAGCTCAACTTGTTCTTCTAACTTCTCTGTTCGCTTTAGCTCCCTAGCTAACTGCTGCCGTAGCGCTACAAACTCAGCCTCTGGAGCACTAGCTGCGTCAATCCAGTCCTTAGCCATCTTAACAAACTTGCTTAATGGCCCAAGCCTTCGTTTCATCTCGTCGTGGGTAACTGCAAGCTGCTCAACAGTCTTAAAGCCAAGATGCTGCAACTCTCTCATTGCAGATCCCGTTAATGGAGGCCACTCAGATAACGGTGTTCCACTAAGAACCGGCTCGCTACCCGTAGAAAAAGCACTGTAAAGATCAGCGTATTCTGCTTTATCTTGCGGCTCTATCTTACGAACTGTTTCATCTCCACCTGGAAATTGAATAGATATGGATGGAATCTCGTCAAAGATTGCCCGTCCCGCCTCTGCGCTTTTGCTTATGTTCTCATTGTAAGCGTTAAAGAACCGCACGTTAGCGCCACTATAGCGTTTACGCCCTTGCGATCCCCCGTTCATTAAATCATTCCAAGGTATTTGTGCCATCTAGTTTTCCCTCTATACACGTTACTATTTAAGAATATCATCTCTGTAGACATCGGTATCAGCGTCTATTAATAGTGCCAATATGTTTACAGAGGGAATCAATAACATATTGTTACCGAATTGATATTCCACCGATACCGATGTTTATTCCAATTAACATAAGCCAACCTCCACTAATACAAAGCAACAATAAGAGTAGCTGTAGTGCTCGTAGCATAAACTCTTGCAGCAAATATAGGTAACAACGTCCCTGCCGGAACTGTTAGTTGTACTGGAGCTGTATCACTTTGCGCTAATACATTTATAACTCCAGCGCCGCCAACCCATAAACCTCTAACACCTACTAGGTTTGTTGAATCTGATGGAACTACAATGCTTAATTTAGATCCCGAAAACAAAGCCCCAGGATTGCTTGGTGTATAATCTGCCATAAATCCTCTAAAAATGGGGTGCTATACAAGCCACCCCGTAAAGCTAAACTGCTTTAGTATGAAGCAAAGCCATCCAATTAGTACTCGACTGACGAATACACTGAAGAGCTTGAAGAGCGGTTACCGTTGTTCCAGTAGCGCCAACAATGGTTGTATTAAGCGTTTGAGAACTTTGAGCATAAACCTTTATGCTGTTAGCTCCATTGTTCGCAATATAAACCACTTGACCAACTGGACAATCAACAGGCAATTTTACACCCGTACTTGCTGCTGCTGTTCCAACCAAGTTTACAAACGAGGCAAGAGCAAGTGCATCAGTAATAGTGGTCCCTGCTGCTGTGAGAGAACCAGACGACGAAAAGGTAGGAGCCGAAGAAAGTGTTTCAGTAGATACTACTGAAGCCAGCTCACCAGCCAACCCCAACCCCATGAGATCATTAAGAAGTGCCATAGAATCCTGTAAAAAGAGGGCTTGCTATACAAGCCAAGCCCCGTTTTGGTTATATGTTGCTGTACATAGTGCCAGCCGCCTGTATCTCAACAGATGATCCAGAGCCTGAATCAGTTGTTAGACCAATAACGCCGGTAATAACGCCAGCCGTAACTGAGTCATCTAACACACCAGCCGTTGCCGTTGTGTAAACTTTAGTTGCCGCAGCGTACGAAGCCGCTACACGCATCTTAATTCCCTTGCCAGTGCCGCCGCCGTTACCAATAAACACCCAAAGGTATTCACCTGTAGCTGCTGCACACTGTGCAATTCCTACAATCTTAGGGGTAGTGCTTGCAGTTGTGGTTGTAACGGATACAAACAAACCTGCCGAACTAATGATTCCTGCATCAAATGCTGTAACAGCACCAGATGCTTTAACAAACATAAACTCGCCTCGTGTATCAGACCCACGATCCAGCACTTTTGCTGGAACAATCGTAGGGTCTGTACCGTATGAAACGGTAGTTTTAATTCCAAATGATCCTGAACTTGACATAACTCAATTCTCCTTAACTTTAAGTGTAAATTACAGCCTGAAGTGCTGGAGCTGAACAACAGAGGTTACCCTCCACTATCACCACAGTAAACACCGCATCCTGATCAACAGGACGTGACATCTCTGGGGCTAGTGGTTTGAAATCTGCTCCACGAACCATATCAAAGCTGAAATACTTAGTATTCATAAGACGTACAGAGTTTGTCTCTAAAACTGAAGAGCCAAATCCACCGTCAAATACAAAGTCACAACCGTCATAGCTAAGACTACGGAAACCAGCCACAACCTTCTTTGAAGGAAGATTGATACGCTGAATTGCAGTCAAAGAGCTATGTAGGAACTTCCAAGCCGTACGGTCCATAAGACCAAGGTCTGGCTGCTCATCACCACGAACTATTTGGCTGATAGCGTCAGAAACTGTTTCCTGAACGTTAGCTGCTGTTAGTACGGTGTTGACAGCAATGTTCCTTGCCCAAGTGTTAGTAGCACGATCAATAGTGCCGTAAGTACCAGAAGAAGGTGACGTTGAAATCACCTTCTTGATACCGTCAAACTCTAATCCGCCTGAAGCAGTACCATCACCACGAAGTGATGTAGATACAGTGTTCTTAAGACGTGATACTGCTGCTTTCATCTTAGTCTCAACAAGGTCAAGCAACTGAGCATCGTCACGGTTAGCGCGGCGATCACGGCCTGAAATTGCTATTGGCTCATAAGCCTGCTTAATAGCAAATCGAAAAGCTGTGAAGTCGTCGATTGCATCAAGGTTAAAAGATGAAAATCCAGCATAGAAACCGCCCTGGGCCGAATCATTGTACATGATAGGCTTACGAAGTTCATATCCACCGCTGAATTTACGAATTAGACCTTGGTCGTCAAGCGAAGCAAGCAACGGATTGTGGTGTAACACCTCATCCGCAATGTTGTCCGATTGATCGAATAAGGTCGCTACTACTGCTTCCTCTAAATTTGCCATATTAGTTATCCCTTAAATTGTTGTGGGATAACTGTATGGCTAATCTCCGCCGGAGAAGCGCCTACGCAAGTTATCCCGTATATCTTTTGTTGCGATGGTGGGTGTGCCGCTACCTGCGGAGCCACTAATAGATCGTGAGGCTGCTCTCGCTTTCTGCGATGCTGCCTGTGTAGCCTGTGCGCCCGACCTA